ATCTTTTGACTGGACCTTTATTATTTTGGATTCGAAATCAAAATCCGTCCATTCGAGCGTTCGGAGTTCTCCCCGCCTCAAACCCGACAGCAGATCAATCATCACCGCCTCATAAATCTGGCCGTGGAGAAGATGCCGGTTGGCGTCGGCACAATCAATCAATTGCTTGATCTCCTGCCGACCCAGCGACCGTCTGAGCTTCGATGCCTTAACGAGCACCTGCACATCCCTCGCTACGTTCTTGTCAGCCATTTGCAATATTACAGCCTCATCTATGACAGCGCGAATTATCTCCATCTCGTTCCGAATCGTTTTGGCCGAAACGCCTACTTTGGCATACCCATTCTTGTAACGATGCAAACGCTCCCCGGACTGGCGCTGGAGAATGTAGAGTTTCACGTCATTGGCTGTCAATGCAGGTATAGGATTGCCATCGAACCAATTTGAAATAAACGCGAGCCTAACCATGTTGACAGAGTGACCATAAGGGGTATTGGCAACAGCACTGGATACCTTATAATTTGCGATCACTTTTTCCAGGTCGTAAACAGAGTTGATTTTGCCGCCAGACAAATCCAAAGCCTCTTTTTCCGAAATCAACCCATCATGCCGAGCCTGCACTATCTCGCGCTGGGACAACCGACCCGACCGGCTTCCACGCTCCACGAACTCGCAATCTCGGCAAAGATTATCAGCTTCCGACCGAGTAGGCACATACCGATACTTGGTTGATTCGGAGCCATCAGGAAAGTAGAGCTTGAACCGAACCTGAAAGCCTCGGCTTTTATGGACATAGACTGACGCCATTATACCCTCTTGCCGTGCCAGACAACACGTCCAGCGATGTGCAACCCATCCAGCTCGGCACTCTTAACGATCTGCGGAGCATACGCAGGATTATCGGAAACAATGTTCACTGACCCATCTACAAGAACCTGAACACGCTTCACTAGACAGTTGCCGCACAGATTGAGCACATAAATACCATCTCCTGATAAGGCGCTGCGAGAGTGGTCAACAACCAGCATATCTCCAGGGTTAATAGTTGGCAGCATAGAATCGCCTTCGGCAACAATAAGAGCCAAATTCAATGCGGTAGTCCGCAATTCAGACCGTAACCATTCATCCTTAAATGCGAGCCAGTCAACGACACGATCATCACCAATGCTACCTGGTCCCATACTGCCCACTATTGCGTATAACGGTAAAAATGAATATCCGGACAAAGCATGTCCAATTTTCATTGCCCCAACGCCGTTTAAAATCCAGTCAATTGAGAAGCCCAAATTCAACAACGATTGATATACAGCTGTTCCAGGGGTAGAACGTTCAAGTTCATATGTCTGCCAGGCATTACGAGACAGGCTGATTCGCTCTGACATTTCAGGTTGCGATAACCCCAAGCACAACCGTACTTTTTTAAATCTCTCCCCTATACCCACACTACCTCCCCTCAACCGAAAATAAAGAAAAGAGAAAAACACATAAATAAAAATGTTGACACATTATTTTTAATGCTGTAAAACACGAATAAGTTTCAACTTTGCGCAATTATATCATGGCTAATAAAAAAATAAAGGCGAATGTGTAATATTATGAACGATTGCGAAAACAAGACAATATCCATTGAAAGACTCTGGGACACCGACGACGTCATGAGGTTCACCGGATGGGGAAGAACTTATGTCTCTAACCTCTGTACCAGTGGGCGTTTGCCGTACATTCCGGGCAAGCCTCACAAGTTTATTGAGGCCGAAGTCAAAAAGGCACTGACGCAAATGCAAGTCGGCGGACAATACGGACGCAGAAAAGCTAAAAAGACAAAAATTGCTGCATAAACCCCCGGAGGAGCAAAAGTGATTTCAAAAGTAACCATGTGCCCATTCACAGATACTGAGCACCTTGCACAACTTGCAGATGTCGGCAAAGACCTGATTGAGCAACAAATTGTGGAAATCCAGGAAATGCTGAAAAAAAATTGTCCCACCATGCATAAACAGATCACTCTGTTGGACGACCTATACCTCGCCGCGATAACAGCCGCACAGAACACCACCCTGCGCAATGCAGTCTGCACATTTTGCAACCAAAATACGCTTTGCCACCCAACCCCATGACCAATAATATCCCCTGCATATTTATTGAGCGAAAATGGATGCGAGCGGCCAAGGCATGGCGATGCGCCATTGAACTCCCAGACGACTCGGTGCTCGCAGCAGCCCTTACCTCACTGATCGAGCACAAGGTGATTGTTCATCTCATCACAAAAGAGGTGATGATTATCATAGACCCAGCATTCATTGTAGACGTTCCGAGCAAAGGCAAGAGGTTCCGTCTCGTCATTGAGACGGTATTCGAGCAGCAAGCAGCGCACGGCCCGAGACTCACGGCCATGACCGGTCAGCCGGTTAGTGTGACTATCCTGCCGGAAGGTCAACAAGCAGCACCTGTCGAGAAAAATGGACAGAGAGGGACGATCGACGCGAAGGCGCTCAAGGGGCTGCACGTTGCATTTTTCAAAAACCAGAAGTTCAGTGCGTTTCTTTCCAAAAAAACTGGAGCGCATATCGAAGGCAATCAGGAATGCAAAGATGCGTTCAAAAAACTCATGAGAGTGGAAAGCTGCATTGAAATCAACCAGGAGGACTTTGATGCGGTATTGAAAGAATTCAATGACTGGCTGAATGGAGCTAACGATGCTGGATGATTCCCTTCCTGGATGGATGCCAAACGAACACGAGCAGGCACGGCTGGCAAGGATGCTCCTGGACAGAGGTCATTATCCGAACTGCCGACACTACAAAAAAAACGGAGACAGGACATTCGCATGCGCCAAACACAATAGCACCAAGAAAACCTGCTCCGGATGCATGATTTGCCCCAACTGCGGTGGGCCGATGTTTACCTACCAATCAAGGAAGTATCAAAACAGGCATCATGTTTACATCACCCACTCGAAAAGCTGCATCCTCTGTGGAGCGTATATCGAAGAGGACTATGTGATGTCCAGTCAGATCAAAAGAGAAAACAATAAAGAGGACCAGTGCCAGGTGGAAGGCTGTACGCACACAGCATTTGAGGGATACAGTACCAACGAACTCCATCCGGAGGAGGAAGCATTCACAATATGCCTCACCCACAAGCGCCGTATTAAAACCTGGCGCCTGCACACCATTAAAGGCATTGAACATGTCCCGCTAATCGTTATTGCAGGACGTTTGTACGATAACCCGGAGTATGAGCTGAAACAAGGGCGTCATTCTGCGGATAAGACTTGAGACTGTCAGCAGGTAAATAAAAAATTGGAGGTAGGGACATGTTAGAACAAGAAGATGTGAGCTTGGCGAACTTGAAAAACGGGGAAGTGGTTGGACTGGCTGATTTTAAGCTGAAAGAACTGTACGCAGACATACAGGACCCGAACAAGGGAGGGGAGGCAAGAGAGCTTATTATCAAGATCAAGATCAAGCCGAATGCAAACCGAGACTTCGGCACAATCACAACGATCATGACTACCAAACTCGCAAAAGACCTGCCGGTTGAAACGCAGGTCTTCCTGGCAGTCACCAAGGACGGCCCAGTCGCCACAGAGTATAACCCAATACAGCAGTCACTCCCGATGGACACAGCGCCATCCAAAGTAACGCACCTCAAAACAATAGGAGACAACTAAGCCATGATCAAAGAAGCCCTGCAATACCTCATGTCATTGAAGGACGCCAAGCAGATCGAGCTTGGCGGGAGAAAGTACACCGATGGTGCATTGGCTGCCGTTAAGCCCCCGATGCAGTCAGACCTCACCATCGCCACGCTGACCGGCATAGCAGACTATTTCAATACTAACCCTGACGACATCGACCTCAAAAACACAGTGGTTCACATCAAAAACCATAAACAAGTGAACGTGGTCTCCGCAGTAACAGGTGAATGGATACAGAGGCATCAATACCTGACTGCGGTCACGGAACCCAAGCAGTTCGCATACGGTCGCTACATGCCACTGGAAGACTTCATTGTCTCCATGCAGACCTACTTCGTGCAAGACGAGATCACAGCAAAACTCATGCAGATGGCCGGCAACCTCACGGATGAAACAAGCGTAAAAGTGCTCGACGATGGCGTCACGCAGCAGGTCCAGGCTAAAATGGGGATCCGGATAGAGAACGTCCAACTACCCAACCCGGTCAGTCTGGCGCCATACCGAACATTCACCCAGATCGAACAACCGGCAAGCGCCTTCGTGTTCCGGCTGAAAAAGTCCGGTGGACCCGGCGAAGGCCCGACAGCTGCGCTCTTCGACGCGGACGGTGGCAACTGGCAGAATGACGCCATCATGAATATCAAGGAATGGCTCAGGGAAAAGTTACCAGAAGGAACCACCATATTGGCATAAGATCGGATGTACCAGCAGGAACAATCCAACGCGCAACAAGAGGAGAAAAGTTATGGCAGGACTTGCCGAAGTTATCAAAACAGCAGGAGTCAAAGAAGGGGATGCAAAGAGGCTTATCGCTGCAATCAAAAGAGCCGCAGCGATAGAAAACGTCACCATCAGAGGCTTCGGAACGTTCAAGACGACAATCCGGTCAGCACGGAAAGGCCGCAACCCCCAGACCGGCGCGGAAATCCAGATTGCAGCGAAGACTGTATTGACGTTCAAGGCATCAAAGTAGGAAGTAGCGTGTCCGTTGTTGTCGGGAGGGTGATGCTGGCCCACCCTCCCGACGCTAATAAATCACAGAGGAGCAATATGCCAACGCGCATAGCCTGGACAGACCATACATGGAATCCGACCACGGGATGCAGTAAAAATTGCAGTTACTGTTATGCAAAATCCTTCGCAATGCGCATGAAGTGCCACCCAAACCCAAAAATAAAGCATCAATACCGCAACGGCTTCGAGCCTACATGCCACGAAGAGCGCCTGAACATTCCCTGCCAATGGAAGAAGCCCAGTCGGATATTCGTCAACAGCATGGGCGATCTATTCGATCCAGCCATCCCGTTTGAGTTCGTCTCCCGGGTGATGGACACAATTGAACACCACCAACAGCACACATTCCAAATATTGACGAAGCAACCATGTCGAATGAAGGAATTCTTCGACCAGCACAAGTGGAAGTTTTTCGACAAAACGCCGGACTTCGTATGGCTGGGAGTCACCGTTACCAATCAACAGGACGCCAACGAACGTATCGCGCCGCTGGTCAAAACATCTGCCGGCAAACACTTCATCAGCGCAGAGCCTCTACTGGGGCCAGTATACCTCGACAAAGAACTGGTAGACATGCTGGACTGGGTAATTGTCGGAGGCGAGACCGGCCATAAAGCCAGACACATGCAGCCGGAATGGGTCATGGACATCAAAGAGCAGTGCGAACAAGCAAACACCGCCTTTTTCTTCAAATCATGGGGAGGAAAGCTGAAAACAGAGACCATCGACGGCAAAGAATACAAGGAGTTCCCCAAATGAAAAATCAGAAACGCATCCAGCAGGCACGTCTTGCCATGAAAATTGAGAACCGCAGGCACCCACAGATGACCATGGAAGAGTCACCGGAACCGTGCAAAGGCATTGAATTGGGTGATGGCAGCTTCACTGGATGAGACCAGAGCGGCGGTGATTGCCCGGTATGTGGACAGTAGTGAGCCCCAAAACCTGCGAGTGCGGTCAGCAAGGGCACATTATCGATTCTCGCAGGCACTCCGATCATGTGATGAGAAGATATTCCTGTGCATGCGGAAAAAGATGGTCGACGTGCGAGATTAAACTGAATGAAGGGGTCCACGGGAAAGACATAAACGAGACTCTAGCCAGACAGTATTCAACCGCCGACCGGGACGCTGTAGCAGATAAGCTCATTGAATTAGCGCAAGAACTACTCAGATAACCGAGGGCAATGCGCTACCACTACGGCCATTGTGTAGCGTATACTAAATCACAGAGGAGCCAGTACCATGTCATCAGTACCAGCCAAGATACGCAGTAAAGTAAAACGCAAGAAAGACCCGGATAAAACTATAGGCAACCTCGCGACACCAGCAATAGAGATGTCCCCAACGACTGCAGCTGATCTTCGCTCCAGTGGATATAACCCCAGGACGATCACTCCACAGAAGCTTGAGATGCTCAATGCGGCAATGAAGGAGTTTGGTGATCTGGGGGGGGTAGTATTCAACCGAACAACCGGGCGATTGGTGTCGGGACACCAGCGCGGAAAAAATCTCGATTCGTCATGGCCGATCACCAAAGAAGAACACACCGATAACACCGGAACCGTCGCAATCGGTTATATCGAAACACCAGACGGCAGATTCTCATACAGAGAAGTAGCATGGGACGAATCAAAGGAACGTGCAGCCAATATTGCAGCCAACCAACACGGCGGAGAGTTCGACGACGACCTGCTGGCACAACTACTCCAAGCGTTGAACGACAGCGGATACGATATGGCACTCACAGGATTTGACGATGCCGAACTGAAAGCGCTGCTGGCTGCAAACAGAGAAGACCCGCTCGGGAACGAAGATGCGGAGGTGGAACCAGTAGAGAACCCATTCGTGAAGCGCGGCGACCTATGGATACTCGGAGGCGAGCATAGACTGCTCTGCGGCGACAGCACGAAGATGGAAGACGTGGACCGACTGCTCCAAGGCGAGAAGGCAGACCTCGTGGTTACCGATCCTCCATACAACGTCGCATACGAAAGCAAGGCAGGCAAGATCGAGAACGATAACATGAGCACGGCAGCCTTCGAGCAGTTCCTGCTGTCGGTGTTCGCGATGCTCAACCATGCACTCAAACCAGGTGGATGCTTCTACATCTACCACGCCGAAGGTAACGGAATTGGCGGCGTATTCCGATCAGCAGTAGACGATACCCCAGGGCTCAACATGAAACAGTGCCTCGTCTGGGTGAAGAACGCAATGGTGCTGTCAAGGCAGGATTACTCATGGCGTCATGAACCGATACTGTATGGGTGGAAAGAAGGCGCAGCGCATTATTACGACGGAGACTTTACCCGCAGTACGGTAATCGACGACGACATCGACATCAGCAAGATGGATAAAAAAGCACTCCAGAACCTGATCAGCGACATGCGTAACAAGCAGCCATCCACGGTGATTAGAGTGGACAAACCAGGCAACAGCGAATGGCATCCCACTACAAAGCCAGTGCGCCTGTTCGAGAAGAACGTGTACGCCAGCAGCCGACCAGGGGAAACAGTTCTCGACCTCTTCTCCGGAAGCGGTACAACGATCATCACTTGCCGGAAGACCAGCCGCAAAGGTCGCGGGATGGAATACGACCCGAAATACGCTCAAGCATCGCTCCAGAGATATTTTGAATACTGCGGAGAACAACCGATGCTGCTGGAGGTTGACGGGAAGCTGGTGCCATTCACTCAGGTCGAGAAGAAGCGCAAAAAGATCGGGAAAACGCCGAACATCGAATGCACCAGCGCAGATTGACGTGAACATCCTGGCGGCAAGGCGCAGTTGACACAACAGTACCAAGTCCTGCCGCTTCCAGGAGAAACCGATAAAGACCCGACAACAGAAGAGGGAGCACAATAATGGGAGAGAGAAAAACTAACAAGCGGATATCAGATGCCTTGCCTGTCGAAACACCTGCAAAAAGCATAGCAAAAAAGTCAACTAAAATAACAGAAACTGCGATACAAGCACCGCGTAAAGTGTCAAAAAGTGCAACAGAGAAGAAAACCGTCAAAAAAACGCCAACAGAAGAAAAGAGGAAGGTTGGCCGAAAGCCATGGGTTCCCGACTATGGAAAGATAGAAAATTGGGCAAACAACGGCCTATCCGACAAAGCGATAGCCGCACTCAGCGGCATCTCGCACCCCGTGTTTTGCACCAAAAAAAATGAATTACCTAAACTCCGAGAGAGTCTTGAATACGGAAGAGCACGAGGCGAGGCGGCAGTAAGTCAGGTGCTGTTGATAATGGCACTGAAAGGCGACAAGGACATGATCAGGTTCTATTTAGCCAGACGATGCGGATGGAGCGAAACCAGTATTTTAGAGATACCAAAATCAATCGGTGATCTGTCAGAAGAGGAAATGCTTGCAGTTATCGAAGGTCGCCAAATATAGAGAAGCCGACGTTGCATTTGTCAAGCAACGTTACAATGCTATCCAGAAAGCCAAGAAAGATGGCAAGGCGCCACAGTGGTCGGGCATTCCAGAAATATCACGGAACGCACCGAACGACCTGTACAGCTTCGTCGAGAAAATCCGTCCGACACTCAAAGTCGACAATGAGCCGTTCACATGGATAGGACACGAGTACCTGATTGAGCCATACAAAGCTTTTCGGATAACCGGAGACCATAGCGAAGAAGGGCTGCAAGCGGTTTGGATGTGCGGAGCACAGGTCGGGAAAACAATCGGCGGTTTTATGCTGCTCGTCTGGCTCGCGATGCGGTTCTGGGGGAAATACTTCGGCTACTTCCTGCCCGACCAGGCAATGGCCATGATCTTCTCCGATGTCCGGTTCAAGCCGACAGTACGGTCAATCCCTGAGATCAAGCCGCTATGGGGAGAGGATCCAACGGCGGACGAAGGAGAGAAGCGGCGGACCGACCAGAAGCGGGTACGATCACTCGGAGCCTCACAGGTATTTTTTTCCTACATGCAAGGAAAGACATCGACCGAATCAATCCCGATGCTCGGCGTCCTGTTCGATGAAGTACGCCGCATGATGGAAGGCGACATCGACCGAGCCATGGAACGTATCAGCCACAGCCCGTACCCGATTGATTTCAAGTTCAGCACAGCAGGCTACCCGGACGCGAACATCGACAAATACTACAAGCGCAGCAACCAGCACCGGTTCCACAGCAAGTGCAAATGCAAGGGCAGCGACGGAGTGGTGCTGGCCGATGTGTTCCCGAACTGCATCGGAGAGAAGTCAGCCGGCATGACGCCGAGCCTGCGACACCTTCCGAACGTGTTCTACATCTGCCCCGTCTGCAAGGAAGTGATCGACAACCCCAGGGAAGGAATCTGGATCCCGCACAACCCGACCTCCAGAGTGATCGGTTACCACATCCCACAGACGCTGTCCTGCCGCCAGAACGCGGAGAAGCTGCTGACCGCATACCAAGAAGCATCCGACCTGCAAGAGTTCTTCAACAGCAAGCTCGGCATCGCCTATCTTGCGCCGGAATCCCAGATCGTTAACGAAGACATCCTCCGAGCCACCGTCAACACAGACCTCAAATGGCTGAACAAAGCAGGCAACTGCGCCATGGGAGTTGACCAGATGGGCGGGTTCAACGTGGTGACCATACGCTGCTGGGGGCCGAAGACCGACAATGGCCTGAGTAAATCACGTCTCGTTCACATCGAAGTGATCTATGCCGACGACCCATGGGACCGCTGCGACGAGCTCATGGAGCAGTATGACGTCAACGTCGCAGTAGTCGATGCGCTCCCGAATATCAATGAAGCCCGACGATTCGCAAAACGCCACAAAGGACGCGTCTGGCTGGCAGACTACTCCTACGACAAAAAAGGAGACGACGATATCTGCATCTGGGGTGATCGGCCAAAGGACAACCAGAGCGAGAAGCGCAGCAGCGAAGAAACGAAGAACAAATACACCGTGAAAATATCCCGGTACCACGGCATCGAGTGGAACCTCATGAAGTATGTCCACCGACTCAAGGAGCAGCCGCACGAACGCGGCATCGAGGCAACGGTACAGGACAACGTCGGACGCCCGGTGACTATGTTTCTGTGTGAGCAGATGTTCTGGGTACACCTGCAGAAGGTAGCCAGGCGCAAAGAGATGATCGACGAGAGCCAGGGCAAGTTCCGGATGGTCTTCGAGAACATCGGTCTCGACCCTCACTTCCTGCATGCCGATCTGTACTGCGAGCTGGCACTATCTCGCATCAAGCTCGAAGGCAGAAACATAGCGTTCGGAGACTTCGCGACAGAGGCCAAGAAGGCCACTGCTAAAGGTGTCCACGACTGGACGCAGCAGGCCAACCCCGAGCACTACCGCTGCGAGCAGTGCGGAATCACCGTCAAGGTACCGCCAAGCGACAATGCTCAGCACGTAGCGGAAAAGAGAGGATGGGCGAAATGCGAACCACAATAGACGCGGAAATACTGCCACCGTCATTGTAGTGGACCGGCTTACAGCAGGGGAAGGCCACTACAAAGGAGAATTACGATGAACTGGCAGCCAATAGAAACAGCTCCAAAAGATAGACGGATACTGCTCTACTACCCAGAACCCATTTTTAACGGAATAAACATGGTATTTGGAAGATGGGATGAGGATGAGTTCTACAAAAAACCGCAGCCGCACTGGGAACACGACAAGGACAGGCTGAGTGGCAAACCAGCCATGAGAAATAGTCACCCCAGCCACTGGGCAGACATAGAAGCACCTGCAACCGGAGGAAAATAGCCATGACACCACGTGACACAGCAATAGCCATATTACAAAACGCAGCAGACGGACAGCGTGGCGGCATGATGACCAGGCGCAGACCAAAGGAATCCATATATTCTCACCTTCAACGCGAAAATCAGCTGCATGAAGCCGCCCTAGATTGGGCCAGGAGCATGCCGGCCAGCGTTACAATCTACGGCAAACCACCAACCAAGGCGCTGCAAGAGTTTATCGACAGCCTCCATGCTGCAGGAGGGAACGGTACTGGCGATGCACAATGGGAGAACATCACGCGACTATGGAGCAAGTTGTTTATCGAGCCGGTGATGGCCTACCACGCCAACAAGCCACTGAATATCACAGTGGACCACGATGGCGACTGCAACCTCCTGAATGGGGCAGACGGCGCTGGCTGCAACTGCACCGCCAGGGAACGGCAGAAGATGCAGGACCGGATTACCGAGCTAGAGGCCGAACGAAACGATTTTAAAAGAGCCCTGGATGATCTCGGAGTGACGCCAGGCGAGGCTCGTAATGGGGCAGCGCGGAGTAGGGAGAGAGTAGCACGCATGGCCGAGCTGGAAGACGCCAACAAGCGAATGCATGACATGATCATGTCGATAAGGGACCACGTCGGCGCATACAACACGCCAACAGATCCAGCAGACATCGACATCATCAAGTGCGTAACAGACAAGTACGACAAGTTGCAGGAAAGCGTCGAAGACCTGGAGTCGGGAAACGAGAACTTGCAGATCGAGCACGACGTGATGTTCGCCCGGATACGAGACAACAACAGCCAGTACACGCCGGAAGAGGTGTCAAGGCTGATCGACTCCGAAATACTGGTGCATAGAAACAGCAATCTGGAACACGCCAACGAACTAAAAAAAGACCGCATCGTCGAGTTGGAAGAGCAACTATCCAAATACACCGAGGCGGACCGCAACAAAACTGACTGGTGTCCTGTCTGCAAGCAAGGATGGGACTGCCATAAAGAAGACCAGGCAAGTCGCATCCGCGTCGGAGAACTGGAAAAATATATCAAAGAGCGAAGCAGCCCGATCTTAGTGGTGTCACCAGTCGAACTAAGCAAAGAAGACATGGACCGGCTGAAAATCGCAATGAACACACGGATGCCGATCGAGATAGTCCCACTCGGCATGACCCTTCACGACATGACGCAGCTGGCCTGCGGCGAACTACCGGAAGGGTACCAGATACACATCCACATGGAAAACGGATACGGGGAAGCCACACTGTACTTCCCAACGCAAGAGCCGCCATACGATGGCAGCCTGGACGGATCCACTCTAGCGGACGCAAATATAGAGAAGCAGGTCGTCGAACTGGTCAAGCTGGCGAAGGGCGAACCCAGCGAGTATGACCCGGAGCAACCATGAAGCGGATCCACATCACCGGCAAAATGACCATCACATTCCGCCAGCACATAGACGTGCCCGACGATGAAGTCGAAGAGCTACTGAGCAGCGAGGAAAACATCACCTGTAACGTAGACCTCAACATGGCCTCATGGGAAGTCGAGGAATATGACAACATCGAAACCCGAACAACGGCTGTGCCGGACGGATACAGCATCGGATAACGGAGGCAGGACAATGGCATGGCCGGATTTAGTAGCACCACCACAGCATGATAACCCAGCTCCAGGATGGGAAGACCCGAAACTGCCGGACATTCGACTTATCTGGAAGCTGGCACGAGAAGTCGGCTACGCCGTAGGAGTCCACGGCTCACTCAAGCGGGACTTTGATCTAATCGCCGCACCATGGACAGATGATGCAGTGGGTAACGCCGCACTGGTAGACCACCTCTGCAAAGGACTCAACGCAAGGAGAGTCGGAGGCCCGGAGCACAAGCCGCTTGGCCGGGTAGCGGTCACACTGCAAATAGACGGATGGTACAAACCAATCGATTTATCGATAGCACCGATAATCGTAACAACAAGGAGCGAGCCACTCACATGAAGAATCAACTGCAAATACTGCAACACTCTCTCGGTCTCGACCAATACGGAGACGGCAGGCAGCACCGCAACTGCTTCGTGACCGGTCCGGGCGGGAAAGATTTCGACGACTGCAATGCACTGGTAGCAGCCGGACTCATGAAAGACCACGGCATAAGCGCGATAAGCGGAGGTTCCAACTGTTTCACAGTGACACGAGCAGGCATCGATTATGTGGCACTCAACAGCCCCGCTCGGCCTCCAGCACCAAAGACAACGAGTAGTCAGAGGCGATACCGGGATTTTCTACACAACGACGGTTACGAATCCTTCGCGGATTACATCGGAGTGAACACCATCTGCGAATCTGACCGCAGCGGCAACTGCCGGTACGTGAACCGAAATAGAGGTATATCAGGCCCATGGCGACCAACAAAGAAAGCTGCGAAGGCAGAGTACAAAGAGCTGCTTCGCCTGGACAAGAGGAAATAAGCATGAGCGACAAGATCATAGCCGCAGCCATTGAGCTCTACAACGCCCGAACGGAACGAGTGGCCACACACAAAGCCCACAAGGCGTACCGGGAAGAACACGGCAGCTGCCACGAGACCGACGAAGGCCGCAAGTCGCCCTGCTACACAGGCGGAGAACCCGACGAATGGTGCGAGGCATGCGCTGGCAGCATACCAACTTGGCAGGCAAGGGTGAAGGCGGCGACTCGGGTAGCTGCAGCACTCCGAAAACTAATGACCCTTTGCAGGAAATCGACAACAACAAGGAGTGAATCATGACTGGGAAGAAAATAGGAATAGTCGGCCACGGACCGTCAATCGGCGCACTGGCAGCGATCATGGCAATGGCATGCATCACCAGCGGGATACATCCTGCAATGGCGAGCCGACTTATGGTTGACGGGAGACCTGTTGCGGCACCGCAACCCACCATCCATACAAACGAAAGAGCAAAGGCACGCAGACTGCGACAGTTGGAAAAACTCAGGAGAAAACCATGACCAAAGACAAGCTGCTGCGCGGACAAGTCGAAAAACACTTGCCGCTGTTCATCGGGAACATGAAGCAATATGGATCGGAAGTAGTCAGAAACGTGCTGACCAAAGGCCGACACAACGGGTTCAAGCTGAAGGTATGCCTCAACAAGAAAGACCGATACCAGATGATGCAAATGCTGGACCTGAAATGACCCACGCCGAACTTGTCGCAATAGCAGGAAAATGGCTCATCGGCTCCAGAAAATGCGGAGCCGTGTTGACAGAGCTGGTCACGCTTGGCATGGAGACTCCGGACGCGATCGGCTTCCGAGACGGCACATCCACGCTGATCGAATGCAAGACGAGTCGATCCGACTTCCGCGCTGACGCAAAGAAGCTATTTCGACGTAACCCATGGATGGGAATGGGAACGTACCGGTTTTACCTATGCCGTGCTGGAATCATCACAGCACAAGACCTGCCGGAAAAATGGGGATTGATCTGGATAATGGAAAACGGAAAACCACGACAGCAGGTCGGTCCGAAAGGCAACATCTGGAGCAGCCAACAGGAGTTCCATTTTTCCGAAAAGAACATCCAGGCAGAACAAGCGATGTTGGTAAGCGCCCTGAGACGACTACAAGGCAGATAGAGCGTCCAGCATCATTTTAGCCACCAGGCTTATACCAAGCAACACCACTAAAAGGAGGTTTACATGAACATCATCATTAAGGATTCACTGAGGGAGCAGGTAGAGAGAGCATCAGAGGGTAAGCAAACCATCAGGCGCACCACCAAGGGATACCCCTCGTACTTCAACGTGATACCAGCATTCAAGTGCGAGGACATCAGCGAAAGTATGGGAACTGGACTGCACCCGGCCTTCATCGTCAACGGCGTCGAAAAGAGCGAGATCCACATCGGCACCTACCAAGCCATCATCAGCAACGGCCAAGCGATCTCACTCCCTTACCAGACTCCCAAAACCGGCATCAACTTCGACAACGCACGAGCGGCCTGCATAGCCGCTGGCCCAGGCTTCCATATGCTCACCAACTGGGAGTGGGCAGCGGTCGCACTCTGGATGGCGAAAAACGGATACGGAGACGCACACGGCAACACCGACTATGGCAAGTCGCACAAAAATGAAGAAGAGGCTGGCATGCCATCAGGCGACGGCGGCAAGACCCTGACCGGATCAGGACCGGATACATGGCGCCACGATGGTACAATGCACGGCATCGCCGATCTGGTGGGCAACGTCTGGGAGTGGGTGGACGGATTGAAGCTGGCCAGCGGCAAGATCATCATGCCGAGAAACAACGAATTCGCAGCCGATGAATCAGCATGGGCGGATACTGGCGCAGTCATCAACGGAAAGAGTGATATCGAGATCTCCAACAAGATCACCGATAGAGACTGGTTGAGCACACCATTCGCCGAAATCACCGCCAAGGCAGACCAACCTCTCCCGGCATCCATCCACCAGGCGCTGCTGTGCCCCTGCGACGGCAGCCTCGGCATGCCAGGCCACGTATGGGCCGACAACACCGAAAACTTCGAGGCTCTGCCGATCCGGGGTGGCCATTGGAGCCCCCCCTCGCGTGCTGGTCTGGCTGCCTTGTACTTGCACTATCAGCGCTCCGTCGTGAACAGCAGCATCGGCTTCCGTCCCGCTTTTATAGGATAATCTGCAATCTGACTCTCTGGTTATCTGATGGGTTAGCAGGGGCGAAAGCCCCTGTGAGCCTATGGTGTAGCGCATATCTAAAAAGCTGTAGCGTATACCACACATAATGTGATACAAACGACGAGTAAGAAGACACATTCCGCTACAAGGCAACCCATGAAAAAAGCACTAAAACGACACGGCCAAGGGATGGAAACCATCGAGGATAACGACCAGATGTACACCATCGTCATAAGGCTGGCCCGAAGCAAAGAATCAACACGAGGCCGGCAAGAATACCGGCGCACCCTGAAATCAATAATCGGCCAGTGTGAGAGCAAACTTGGAAGTTACAGGAGGGCTAAGATATGAGCATCAGTGGATATCCGGTAACATGGAGCGGCAAGCTTGATCCGGAAGACAAGAGCGGAATCGCGACATGGATGGTCGAAGGCGAGAAATACGAGTTCCAGTTGGAGCGCTTCGAAGACTGCCAGAAGATCGACCACATGCTCTCGGAAGCCCATAAAAGCGCCAGAGCATGTGGTGCCTTCAAGATATACGACGCCGTTACCAACGCAGCCAACAGGATGGCGATAGAGGCAGGAGTGCCGCCCGAGTGGATGAAGAAACAGGAGCCGAAGTCATGATCAAGAACGCCCCTACCCCACCGAAAGAAGTCCAGGTGCCAGACTTCAAGAAGACCGCAGGCAACACCGGTCGCCGTTGGGAAAAATGCGACAAGTGTAAAGAGCATGTGCTGATCGAGGTCAACGGAAAAACCTACTACCACCGCATCACCTGCAAAAAGAGCAACGGCATCAGATACGGAAAGGACCGACTATGATCATATATACCTGCTGCGACAGATGTAAAAGAAACGTCAACGCTGACCTTTCACATAAAGAGGCGGTGGCCGCCCCAGGGGAAACACGGCTGGCAGCCATCATCATATGTCCAGAATGTAGATCGGAAATAGAAGTGCTGATCACCACCAAAACAAGGAGAAAGCCAGAATGACCAACATCAACCAGATAATTGCCACCTGTACGGCAACCACAAAAGCCAAGGGGTTTGATACATCCCAGCACGCAACACAGATCGCACTTATAGCCACCGAAGTAGTGGAAGCCCTCGAATGTGTCGGAGATACGAATGACACCGGCACAAGGGACTTCATCAGAGACCTGACCACGATCTGCAAGAACTACGAACTGTATCGTAAAGCCATCCGCAAGCCGGATCGCCCATACACCGACAACAGCACACTAAGAGAGCCGGAGCATCTCAACGAAGAACTGGCAGATATCGTGATCAGAGTGTTCAGCTACGTTGGCGGCAACGACCAAAGCGAAGCCTTCATAAACGCCCTGCAAACAAAGATGGGCGAAAACATGAACAGACCGATGCTGCACGGAAAGGCGTTCTGATGAAATACGAGAACGCTGGCCAAGCCATCGGCAAGGAAGTAGACGTCAAGAACACGGCATACGGCGACAGCGTCGGTAAAAGTGGCGACATCCTCCGCATCCTCTACCCGAACGGAGTCCAGCCAGATCAGTACGGCGACATGCAGCTGGTGACCAGAATTATCGACAAGCTGTTCAGGATTGCAACGAACAAGCATGCGCTCGGGGAATCGCCATACCGGGACATTTCCGGTTACGGGATACTCGGAATGGTCAGAGACGAAGAGAAGCCAATCAGCCAGCAGGTGGAGATGTATCTGCATCAATCACAAGAAGAGTCCAGGGAATTCTCGGCAGGAAGACTGCAACCCGATGGTTACCACTATCTCGTGAGCGGAGAAACTGTAACCGGCGACGTCGAGGTACAAGGTCAAATTTCCGGGACATGGAGACTGATTCATCCTGATGCAGCTGCAATCGGAAAACCTTACGATCCACAAACATGTCTGCCAACGCGGAGGAAATTATGCTGACGGTGTGCCTTGGAGGATTCAATAATCTGGTGCTTGTCGTGCCGGTGCCCACAGCTGCAACCAATAGACACGAGCGTCGAAAGACCAAAAAGATTGAGACCGCCAGGAGAAGTAAGTGACCAATCAAAAGGTCTGTCAATGGTGCTGCGAAGAACTCGAACAAGGCGAGCAGGAGCTAGACCACAACTGGGAGAAGCGAGAGCATTGCAATAAATCTCACGCAGCACTCCACAGCAACGAAAAGAGATCCAGGAGACCATCGGCAAACAGCTTGATATACGCTACAAATTAGGGCACAGTATTGTCTAGTAAGACATGCTGTGCCCTATCTTTAGCGGGAGAAAAGAACCAGTCTTGTAAGAATTATCAGGAGACAGCCAATGTATAATAAATTATTCCTGAATAGAGTGTTTGAAGAGTCAGTGCAACTTTCATCAGGATTATTGGTGCCAAAACATTCAGCGGACGACCTGATAAAATCAGAAGTTAACAAAATGCGAAGAGAAGAAAATAAAGCATCTTTCTTCTCTAAATTCGCATTAAACAACTCAGTAGTAATGGGAGCCAGAGAAAAGCCGCAGGGAACTCCCCAGTTCGCCATTCTCTACGAAGCTGCAGAGAAGTCCACCCTCGACCGCATCCTGATCAGAGCCCGGACCGACCAGCAGAAACGCATCTGGCAGAAGGCCAATGAGGGCAAGAACAAAGAAATCGGATTCAAAGTGGTCCACGACCGCGCAGATGATCCCGACTACAAGGTCACCAGACAGGATAAAGAACGCTGCCATGAGATGGAGAAATTCATCAGCGACCCGACGCCCACCGAACACATCTATCTCTACCCGCACAATGTCCGACCACATACCAGACTCAAAGACCTTGTCGGCGTCCTGACCCGCACGGAGCTGATAATCGACCGCAAGTGCATCCTCCGATACAAACGCCGCGACGGCCAAGGCTACGCAGCGTTCCACTGGCTGCCAGGCGAGACCATCAAGAACGTAGACGAGTCAATCCGGGCATGGGCTCAAAAGAACGAGAGCAACGGCAAGGTAGGCCGAGACACGATAAACAAGATGTCGTACTCCACCGGGTTTGACCTCGCCCGAGCCAGCTATGTCCAGATGATAGACGGCATGATCACGGCGGCATTCACCGACGACGAAATCAGCGTCCATATAAGCAACCCGAGCGACCGCCTCAACCGATGGGGATACGGAACTTGTGTCCCATGGGACACGGTCGTGAATACAGATATGGGGAAACTGCGTGTTGGAGACATAGTCAGTAACAAGCGACAAGTAAAAGTGGAGTCATATAACGAAGTTACAGGGCAAGTAGAGTGGCAACCAGTAGTTAATTGGTTCACCAGAAGCAACAAAGAGGAACTCTATCGGATATCATGGGGTACAGGCAAACGCGGGAGCCTGTTCCGATGCACCGGGAACCACCCTGTTTTGACGCCTACCGGATATATCACAGCAGAATCCCTAAAGATCGGTGACGAAGTAATGATGAGCGGACCGGTGTTAAGCCAAGATCAAGAACAATTATTACTTGGTTCTTTATTAGGAGATGCACACCTTAAAATAAGCAGAAAAGAAGGTGGATATCCAGCAATCAGTATTATCCACGGGAAGAAACAAAAAGAATATTTCGATTGGAAGGTACGATCACTGGCGCCAACGATAGGGAGTTGGACGAAAGAAGTAGAAAGAAAATCCAGTGTTGGTAACTTCAATAAAGCGGATGTGTATCAATCTCAAAGACATGTAACGCTCTGGCCGATGGCAGAACTGTTGCGCAATGGTCAGAGAGAAAAGCAGATCACACGGGCATGGCTCGATAAAATAGACGTGCTTGGGCTTGCTGTCTGGGCAATGGACGACGGCAGCTTGAAATCCAATAAAGTTAAAGCCAAAAATGGAAATATATGGGAAGGCAATGGAAGATTCATATTTTGTACAGACGGGTATTCAAAAGAAGAGGTAGAAACCGTCTCCGAATGGTTGCGGCAAAAATGGGGATTCGGGAATCACATACAGTGCCCCCCATCGACAGGTAAATGCCGAATCATTATGACAGTCCAGGGTACCAGAGATTTACTGTCTCTTATAGAGCCATACTTGACAATACAAGGTACAACAAAAACATGGAAAGCGGCAGATATAGAACAGGGTAATCCGAACGGCGCCGCGCCGATTAAAATCACAAACATAGACCGCATATTGAAAAAGGGCTCGGTTTACGACATCGAAGTAAACCAAAACCACAACTTTATAGTAAACGGACTCATCGTCCACAATAGCCGCCTGGAAGAGTCACTGGATATCACCACCAGCCTGCTCATGGCATTCACATACAACCGCGAGATGTTCAAGACCAACTACCCCGAGCAGGTGCTGACGGTCTCCGGCGACTACGACAAGGAAGGCTTGGCCGCGTTCAAGCAGCAGATACTTGGCGAGGCTGGCGGAGTCGGCAATAACTGGCGCCTGCCGGTAATCCCTGCCGGCGACATGGAGAACTTCAAGATCGAGAGCGTGAAGCTCCGCGAGTCTCCAAAGGACATGCTGTTCGATCAGATGATCAGGATGATGGTCATGTTCAAATGCTCCGCCTATGGAGCCCACCCCAGCACACTGAATATGGAAACCGACAGCGGCGCAGGTGGCGGCAGTATCTTTGCCGGCAACGCCTCCGGAGAAATCGAGTTCTCGAAAGAGCATGGACTCATTCCCTCCATCACCGACATGGCGGAATGGCTTACCGACGCGCTCATTAAGCCTAGATATGACGACCTCAAGCTGGTAGTTGTTGGCCTGAACCCGGAAGACGCAAAACAGGCGGTCGATATCCGCACCAGACGCGTCTCCAAGTGGATCACCAAGAACGAGTGTCGCATGGAAGAAGGCGGAGCCCCCATCGGATTCTACCTACCGCCAGAGCAGTACAGCAAGCTCCAGGAGGGAGACGTGAACAAAGAGAAGTACGATAAGAACCCATGGAATTACCCTGCAGACGTGCCGATCCCGAACTATCTGAACACATTCGCACAGCAGCAACAAGCGGAAGAAGAACCGGATCAGGACGAAGACCAGGGAGACGATCAGCAGGGCGGCGACAGTGACCAGTATTACAAGTCAATGCGGAAGTCACAGCCCGAGACGAAGTTCCTCAAGATCACACTCGACTGATCATTCAAGACACATGGCTTAACCAATATAACGAAACGATGAAGGAGCCAGCCACCATGAGTAAAGAAATTGAAGACCTCGCGAAAGCGATCGACCTCGGCCAGCAGATGGCAGAAATCCTCAAGAAGAGCCAAATGAGCTTGTTTGGGGATCCGCACCACGTCGGGTACGAAAGAACGAATGCCAGCGGCACCGTGAGCCACATTCAGGCAAAGGGAGCGCAAGGGCTTCCCGAACACCACATGGAAGCCAGCCACCACGCCGACAATATCAGCTACGATCTTGCCACTAATGGACTCAGCACCCACACGCACGCCGAGGCTGCTGCAGCCCATCAGCACGCCATGAACCTCCACCATCAAGCAGCAAAACTTTATAAAGAAGATTCATCGCCATACACATACCACATGCGAAAAAACCAACACCACTTTGAAACGTCTTTAGAGCACGAGCGTGAGCAAAATCGCCAAGACAAGCTCGCAGCCAATCCAGAGCAAACCGAGCATGAACAGCACGTCGCCAAACTGGTGAGTATGACCCACGAAGCGGTAGCCAAGATAGCCGCCGACCCGAAGATGGCCGAATACAAACCATTCATCGACCACAAGCTGGAAGCCCTCAAAGCCAACCCAACAGCCAAAGCAGCTCACGATGTCCTGTCCGATGTGAAGATGATGGCAGAGAAAGCAGCAGCTCCGAAAGCCGACATGACCGAAACGGAAGCAAGCGAGCACCTGCAGCAGGTGTCAAACCGGTACGTGAAAAGGATGCACTCAAAACTGGAAAAATTTAGTCATGCCGACAGCGACGATGCCAGAAACGGGCACCCGCCACATATACCAGCCAAAGAAGTCGAAGGCACCGAGGCCAGACAGCACACTATGGGCGAAGTCTACGGCACACACCCAAGGACTTACAAGGGCGAGATCGTGCCGGGAGGAACCTCATTCAGCAAAGAGTTCATGGAGAAGCAGGAAGCCAACGGCCACAAATCATTCATCCTGAAGCATACGAACGGCAACCGGTATCTGGTGGACTCGCAAGGATACGACTACGCACGGTACATCTCCAAGATCAAGGAAGAACCGAAAGCAGAAACCCCGGCTCCCTCCGCAACGCAGAGCAAACCAGCCATTCCAACCTCGCGAGTGACGGTGGAAACCACTGAACACGAGATGTCCCACGGCAAGACACCGAAGGGAACAGGCAGATGGATGTTCAGCCGGAATAGAAAGATTGACTTCGCAAACCACAAGGAAGGCGAAGACTACATCGTGACACCGAACATGCCATACGCCGAAGCCAAGAAACACGCCAAGCAATGGGCAGCATCAAAAGGCCACCGCCTTATCTGGACTATGCCATAAGGAGAGACACCCGATGAACACCGAACTTAAAAAAGCAATCGATCTGGCCTTAGAAGCTGTAGAGCAATTACAGAAGAGCGAAGTCGGCGGGAGTATTCACACCGAGACACTCCTTAAAAGCCACTTCAAGGAATATACCCGCACCACAGCGTCAGGAGCGGCTATACAG